ATTAGATGCCTCACCATTATTAGATGCCTCACCATCATTAGATGCCTCACCATTATTAGATGCCCCACCATTATCAGACGCCTCACCATTATCAGACGCCTCACCATCATTATCAGGCACCCCATCATCACCATCATTAGGTGCCTCATCATCATTAGATTCATCATCACTTTCGGCAACCAATGACGGGTCAGGTTTGAAATTCCATTCTGAACATAGCTCCATTGCCTCGTCATCAAGAGTAATAATCTCACCGTTCACATAGCGCCCAATAACCAATCTCTCCTTCTGTGATTTAAATATAAGGGTTGTCTCAGGGTGCCATATAGTCTGTAGGGAGGCAATCTTTTTAAGAATAATTTTACGTTTAGTATCACTCATTTTATTTTAAGCATCAATCTGTTTAGATTGATGTTCATTGTAATTAATCAGAGTCTGATATATAGTTATAGTCCTGTTCCCGACGGTGAACAATTTTGACTCTAGATTTGGGAGTATCCTTGAGTGATGGTTTTGGGGATCCTCGTGGGGATCCTCGTGGCGTAACTTTTTGCGTAGCTTTTGGCGTAGCTTTTGGCGTAGCTTTTGGCGTAGCTTTGGGAGATGGTAATTGTACATCAACCTTTGCTTTATTTGGGACCGAATTGGGTTTGTCTGACTTGGTGGCTTTGACAGTCTCTCTCTGGGATGCAATATATTGCTTTAATACTAGTTTTTCACTACGTATGATAGCCTTTTTGATACGTATCCTAAGTTCATCAGTAAATTTATCTATCAATTTATCTATTTCTTCGTCAATATGGAACGTGGTGCTCATTTGCTCTATATGGTGTCTGTCTTTATATTATATATTTAATAAGAACCATACGTCCCAGATACCTTCAATGTCATAAATTTTTATATTTGAAATAAGTATAAAAATAGCACTCTGGTGAACTGTTTACAACACAGGAAAGCCGAGCGCACCACCCGAAACGCGAATGATGTTGTTGTTGACGGCGGTGATGATGAACTCATACTTCTGTGCGTACTGCTGTCCAGCCACTGGATCCTCAGGCAAGGACTGAGCGGCGGCTAGCGCGCCCTTCGACGCCTCGGGGGAGATCGAGACGTTGGTGAGCTTGCCGTAGTTGGTGGAGCCCATGGGGTCGAGGTTGATGAAGTCGAGCGAGTACGAGTATGAGTGGTAGCCGACAACACGGGGGATGACTGGGGCATGGTAGTAAGGGTTGACAAGGGAGAAATAGTCCGAGCCCATCTGCGAGAGACGGTTGGTGTTCTCGTAGACGAGGGATGTCTGGAGGATGGGGTCAACCGACCCGGGAGGACCGAATTGCATGGATCCCTTGGCCTTGCCGCCGGCACCAAGAGTCTGGCAATTTGGCGAGTAGGTCTGGTACTGCGAGTAGTCGGCGCCGAAGGTCTTGTTGCGGACAGCGAAGAAGAGGACCTTGATCGCGTGCGAGAAGCGAATATCGAAACTGGGGGTGGCGTTCGATACGGGGTTGAATGTCTGCCTGGGGGCGGTCTGTACCTGTTCAATGAGGATATCGCGGGGGGCACAGGCCATGCGCTTACGCTCATCGTTGGAAACAATGGCGTAGTTGGCCCATACATTGACGTTGGTGAGAGCGGGAACGTGAACGAGCTCTGTAGCAGAGGGAATGGAGCGCTGCTCCACACCGCCGTCGGCGTCGGTGGTGGCAATGAGGAGATCATTCCAGTCACGGAACACGAAGGCGATACGCATGTCGTTGTAGGGGAGGGCAGCAGTGGGGAGGGCGACACCCGAGTCACGACCATAGAAGAATGGGAGGGGGAGGTTGAGGGTGGCCTGGGGGAGCTCGACAGCGGGCAGAATGAGTGGGCTGACGTTACCGATCATGTTCTCGTAACCTTCCCGCTTGCCAGCGGGAACAGTGAAGGCAGCCCAGAAGTCAAGGTGGTAGCTATCAAAACGAGCAGCGACAAGGTCGTTGAATGTAATGGCACACTCCTTGACGAGGTTGTGCATGAGGTTCTGGGTCCAGCGAAGGTTCTTCATAGTAGGAAGAACGAGGGACACCTGTGGGATGGTGACACGAAGCCAAGTCTGGAGGAGATAGTCACCGGCGCGGGAGATGGTAACCGACCACTCGTTGCCGAAGTTGGCACCGCCTGTGGCCTTGGAGAGGCATACTGGGACCTGGGTGAACCAAGTGGACTTACGGGTTTCGCGTACGAAATAGGCGGTGGCATCAGCCCCACCATAGAGGTATTTCTCGATCTCGTCGAAGGTGGCGAGATCAATGAACCCGGAGGTTACGTTGGATGAAGACATAGACATGATATTATTTTATATTAAGCAAGAAAGAAAAAAAACATTAAAATTAATCTGTATGAAATGACTTAAAGACTACGAACGATATTTTCCCTTTATTTTTATACATATTTAAAACCTCCGGGAGAGTACCTAAATGTCAGACTCAATAGATATTTTAAGTATAGATACTAAAATACGTGCGAATTTCCAGAGTGAAATGGAAAAAATTGATATCCATAGGGCACGACTTGTTGATATAGAGGAGTCAATGACTGTAAGTGGCCTCAAGGCCAGATTACACGGTACACTATTAAAGGCCCAAAAAGATTTACAAGACCATATATATAATTTAGAAAACCAAATTGCCTATAACTTTTATATTATCAAGACAGTACCTCTAATAGAGGAGTATACAGATGTACTGAATATTCCTCAGAAAATATCATTTATGGGGAAACCCCAGAAGAAAAATCTCCACAAGGAAAAAATTATTAGACAATATTTAGATATTGCATCAACTTACGTTGATATAGACATTGATCCGTGTTCTCTGGAACCTGGAACTATTGTATGTAAAAATTGTTCAAATAAAAAAGATTTTGAAATAATTGATTATAATATATATACTTGTATGAAATGCTATACCCAACAGACCATAATTAAACATGTGTCATCATATAACGATATAGAACGCGTAAATATTTCATCAAAATACATGTACGATCGTAAGGTACACTTTCGTGACTGTATAAAACAGTACCAAGGTAAACAGAATAGTACCATACCACAAAACGTATATGACGGTCTACGAAAGCAATTTATCCTACATCATCTTTTGAATGGAAATCCCTCGACCACCCCCCGTAAACTCCTATTTTCACGGGTCACCAAGAATCATATACTACTTTTTCTCAAAGAATTGGGTTATTCCACCCACTATGAAAATGTAAATCTCATACATTATACTTTTACTGGTATAAAACCAGATGATATCAGTCACCTAGAAGAACAATTATTAGATGATTTTGACTCCCTCACAGAGCTCTATGATAAAAAATTTAAAAATATCAATAGAAAAAATTTCATTAATACACAATATGTTCTATACCAACTACTCCAACGACATAAACACAGATGTAAAAAGGAAGAATTTATCATTCTAAAGACAATTGATCGTAAATTCTTCCATGATGATGTATGTAAGGTACTATTTGAAGAACTTGGATGGAACCATCTACCCTACTACTAACCCATATTTTTTAACAATATCACCCACTACCACTACATATTCATCTCTAGCCACACTTTTACTCTTATTACTTTGTGCAGACCAGGCATCCCATTTTGCTTTTTCCCTAAAATTAAATATAAAAGGGATAGTATGTTTATTATTACCCACAGTAGCCTGTTTATACAGAGAGTAGAGTAATAATAGCTCGTCATTTGTAGGCTTTTTCCTGATTGTCTTGATTAGTTTAGTTGCCTCGATGAATAATTTGAGGTCGTCTGTAACAGTGTTGTATACTAACATTTATGTTACAATATGAAATTATAAAATGATTTATAAAATGATTTATGTAACATAAATGTCTGAAGATATACCTTTTGAAATACATGATGCAATGAACCAGGATATTCTACTCCCTAATTCTCTAGGTACAGATCATCCTACAGTGGGGTCATTTGATGCATTGGTCATTATTGGACATATTGTTAGAAATTTACAAACAGATTATGACATAGATTATGACATAGATTATGACATAGATGATATACCTAATCATCGTTATGAACACTCTACTATTACACATGATACACAGTTATATAGTACTACTGATGGTACACATACCTTATGTCCCATATGCCAAGAAGATTTTGTAGTTGATGATGAAGTGATGGTGTTGGAATGTGATCATGTTTTTCACGGGTCTTGTATTGGAGAGTGGGGTCATTACAAAGGAACTTGTCCCATATGTAGGACTG